AGATGGTGAGCCCACAGGACTAAAACTGCCTTATGTTGTAACACTGGAACAAGGCACAGGAAAGATTCTATCAATCTACCGAAACTATTTACAGAATGATCCAATGTTCATGAGACAAAAATATTTTGTCCATTACAAGTTTTTACCGGGTCTTGGATTTTATGGTTTTGGTTTAGTGCACATGCTAGGTGGATTAACTCGCACAGCCACAGCAGCACTCCGAGCATTGCTCGATGCAGGTACATTGTCCAACTTACCTGCCGGTTTCAAATCCAGAGGTCTTCGTGTACGAGATGACGAAGAACCTTTGATGCCTGGAGAATTCAGAGATGTGGATGCACCAGGAGGAGATCTACGAAATGCATTAATGCCTTTACCCTACAAAGGACCAGACGGAACACTCTTTCAGTTATTAGGTTATGTCGTCGATGCGGGAAGAAGATTTGCGGCGATTGCCGATATGAAAGTGGGAGATGGTTCACAGGCTAATCCTGTTGGTACCACCATGGCCCTCTTAGAACAAGGTTCTAAAGTGATGAGCGGTATTCACAAAAGATGTCACAATGCACAAAAACAAGAGTTTGAATTATTAGCAAAATTATTTGCAACCTCTCTACCACCAGAATATCCCTACAATGTAGCGGGTGGAAATAGAGGAATTAAGGTAACCGACTTTGATGATCGAGTTGATGTTCAACCTGTCTCTGATCCTAACATCTTTTCGATGTCTCAGAGAATTATGTTGGCACAAACTCAATTACAATTAGCTCAATCAAATCCTGAACTCCATAATTTATACGAAGCCTATCGAAGAATGTATATGGCACTAGGAGTTCAGCAGATAGAAAATATTCTACCTCCTCCGATGCCACCACAACCTGTTGATCCGGGTGTAGAAAATTCTCAATCTTTAATGATGGGACAATTAACTGTTTTCCCTGACCAAGATCATGTTGCTCACATCGAAGCCCACCGTGCATTCATGAGTTCTTATTTGGTTAGAAACAATCCTCAAGTCATGACTGTTTTACAAGCTCACATTGTTGAACATATTTCTGCGATGGCAAGAAACGAAGTCATGATAGAACTTCAACCTGTCTTACAACAGGAAGCAGCCAAGTTCGGTGGTCAGGTACCAGAGGAACTTCAAGCACAGTTCCAAGCAGAGATCGAAAAACAAGTGGCCATTAGAATTGCAGCAATGATTGACGACATGGTAGCAGAAGAACAACAAGCGATTAACTTCGGTGAAGAACAAAATCCATTAGTTGATATCAAGATGAAAGAATTAGATCTCGAGCAACAAAAAATTAATGTTGATGCTGCCGATGATTTAGCAAGACAAAAATTAGAACAAGATAAATTAAGCTATAAGAAGCGAGCAGATTCTGCAAGACTCGCTCAACAACAAAACATTCAAAATCAAAGAACTGCCGTTCAAAGAGAGAGAATAGATGCCGCTAAAAACAGGTAGTAGTAAAGCAACAGTTAGTGCTAATATATCTAAACTGAGGAAAGAAGGTAAACCTCAAAAACAAGCGGTTGCGATCGCATTACAAAAGGCAGGTAAATCGAATGTCAAAAAAAGAAAAAAATAATCCTCTTGAAGAGATTGATAGAGAAGCCGTTGATTCCCTTACTTATGAATTTAAGATGTTGTTTTCTCTCTATGTTTCCCAAGGCGTTGATCCATTAGCCATTGCGAGTTCTTATTTGGCCGCTGGTCAGTGGGCCATGAACCGTGAAATAGGGTTGAAACAAACACAAGATTTGTTAAAGTTACTAGCAAATTACAAATACGAGGCTATCCCCGTATATAGTAAAACAGTACATTAGGAGATTACAATGCCACTAAAACCAATTGATAAAGATAAAAATCCAGGACTAGCAAAGCTACCCACTGACGTGAGAAACAAAATGGGCTATATGAAAAAAGGTGGCGCCGTGAAGAAAAAAGAAGGTGGTATGGTTTTAGAAATCGAATTACGTCCTGCTACAGAGAAGGAAATGAAGATGGCAAAAGAAATGGATAAGCCAAAGAAAAAAGCTAACGGTGGTATGGTGTCCAGAGGCACAGGAGCTGCGATTAGCGGAAAAGGTTTCAAAGGAGTCTTTTAATGAAAAAGAACGAACTTATAAAAGAGATTAGAGAGATCTATGCTGATAAAGGAATTGATGAAAGCGATGGTGTTTCTCTTAATGAGCTAAGTATGGAAGATCTTATTGAGGAGTTTAAAGAGCAGGCAGGTTATGACCCTGAGGACATGGCCGAAGGTGGCGAAGTTAAAAAGAGAATGAAGAAGCCTGTTAAAAAATCAAACGGTGGAATGATGAACAAAAGCACAAAAGTTCGTGGTCAAGGGGCCGCTATTCGTGGCACAAAATTCAAAGGAGTATTTTAATGGCATCTCAAGAAGGACTAGAAGCTTACGTAAACGATCCCTCTAATATTAGTGCGGCAAAAAAAATTTTAAAACAACAAGGTAATGAAGATCCAACATCAGAAGATATTGGAGTTTTCTTAACTGAGGAATATCAAAAAAATAAAAAATCATCTAACATAGGAGCGCTTATTGGCCAAGGGTTAAAGAAAGCGAAAAAAGCTTTAGGTAAAAAAGACGGTGGGTCAGTTGAAGGTAAAAGACTTACACGAACAGTTCCCCCTAAGAAGGGACCTAACTCTCAAGGTATGAGAGGAACCGGTGCTGCGATTCGTGGTACCAAATTCAAAGGAGTATTCTAATGGATAAAATCAAACAATTATGGAATGATCATCCGAAGAAGAAGTGGCTTGTAGTAGGTATTGCTATTGGCTGGATCATCGCTCAATACATCTAATCAATGTTATCTAAAATTTTAGGCGGATCTTTAGTGGACACTGTTGGTAAAGTGATCGACAGTGTTCACACATCCGAAGAAGAAAAAGGTCAAATCAGAATTAAATTACAAGAACTTGAAAATGAAATTAACTCTAAACAAATGGATATTAATTTAGCGGATGCTCAGTCTACAGCTACCGATATTTCAGGTCTACTGCAACGTTCTTGGAGGCCCCTCATTGGATTTAGTGCAGCGTTGGCCATATTTTTCGAATTTGTCCTTAAACCTTTTATCGTGTTCTTTTTAGGAGTATTCCAAATTGAAGTGGGTCCACTACCCCAAATGAACATGGAACAATTAATGCCTTTAGTCATGGCTTTGCTTGGAATGGCAGGCTTAAGAACTTTTGAGAAGCATAAGAAAATTACTAAGTAGTGGAAGTAAATATATATTCAGCAATTTTACGTCTAATAAAGACTAGACAAGACGATGTAAAGTCTGTAATCATAGACGGAAACGTAGAGAGTTGGGATAAATACCAATACCTAGTTGGTCAACTAACTTCTCTTCGCAAACTCGATTCAGATATTAGGGATCTGTTTCGCAAATGGGAGGTAGACGATGAAGTCGACAACGGGGCTGATAATGCCCAACGAAAAAAAGATAGTGGGGATAAAGCCCGCTGAGAAAAAAGAAGAAGATAAAAAGAGCGACCTTAGTAAAGTCCCCAAACCAACAGGTTGGAGATTAATAGTTCTTCCCTACAAAGGTGTAGGTAAAACTAAAGGTGGTGTTTTATTAACTGACAAAGCTGTAGAAGATCAACAAGTTGCTTCTGTATGTGCTTTAGTTCTAGAAGTCGGACCCGACGCTTACGCAGATAAGGATAAATTTCCAAATGGACCTTGGTGTAAAAAAGGCGACTGGGTAATCATTGCTCGATACGCTGGATCTCGAATTAAAATCGAGGGAGGCGAACTCAGAATATTAAATGATGATGAGATAATTGGGACTGTCGAAAGTCCTGAGGATATTTTAGGAGTATACACATGAACGAAGTAGATAGACAAGTTGCTGAGTTACAGGCTCAATCAGGCAATAAAACAAAACAAGAGTATTCTGTAGAAGTAGAGTCGGAAGATATTGCTTCTCCAACAGAAGAAAATGAAATTGAGATTCCTCAAGAGAAAAAAACTTTTGAAGTAGAGTCTGACAACCAGGAAGAACCTGTTGTTGAAGACAAGTCAAAACAACAAGAAGTAAGTCTCGAAGAAGAGGAACCTAAAGAAGATTCCAAACAAAAGTATAGTAAGTCTGTTCAGAAAAGATTTGATGAATATGCTTATCAGCTTGGTGAATCTAGACGACGTGAAGAAGAAGCAATAGCAATTGCTCAAGCTATTAAGTCCGAAAGAGATAAAATTAAAGATGAATTAGGTAAACTTAATAGTGGCTATGTGAATGAGATGGGTGGTCGTTTGACTGGGTCCATGGAAGCAGCGAAAGCAAAGCTGAAGA